ATTCCAAAAAGAAAGTGTGAATTCTGCGGAAAGATATTTCAACCTGTCAAAAGAAGTCGCCGCTTCTGTTCTAAGTCATGTAGTGGAACAATCAACGCAAGGATTGGAGCTAAAAAGAGTAAGCTACCAGGCACAAAATATGAACGTCTCGGAGAAAGAATTAGAATTAATAATAACGAGCGTTATCGAAGTGACCCAGAATTTAGAAAGAAGGTTAAAGTTAGAGTTGCCACTAGAAAACGTCTTGGCAAAGCTGGCCCATGTGAAATGTGTGGCAATAAAAAAGCAGATTGGCACCACAAGGATTACAATAAGCCTTTTGAAGTCAGGGCACTATGTAGAAGCTGCCACATTCAGCATCATAGAGACGAACTCGGAAGTTGGGGCGTTGGTCTCAGCAAATAGAACGTTTTATACTGCGAAGGCAGATAGTGACGACCGTTTTGCCTCCAAGCATCCAACTGTGAAACCAGTCGATTTGATGCAATATCTCGTCAGACTTATCACGCCGCCAGGTGGAACCGTACTCGACCCATTCGCCGGCACCGGCACTACGGGGGAAGCAGCTTTTCGTGAACGGGTATGTTCTATCCTGATGGAACGCGAGAAGGAATACCAGAACGACATCCGCCGCCGCATGAAATTCGCCATGAAGAATCAAGACGACCGCAGGCATGAAATTGCCAAAGTGACCGGCGTGCTGGCGAAGGAAATGAAACAGTTTCATAATACTTGGTTGGGAGACGATGAATGAACCGAATTGAATTGCTGAACAAACTGAAGATAATCCAACCCGCCTTGTCGTCAGGAGAAATGGTTCCAATCCTGTCTCACTTCATATTTTATGGTTTGTCGGTTCTCGCCTACAACGACCGCATCGCCATGAGCATGCCGTGCAAGACCGACTTTACCGGCGCATTGCCCGGTTCGATGTTGTTGGGCCTGCTGGAATCCTCAGGCGTGGAAGAAGTCATGCTTGCCAAAGACGGCAGCAATGTCATTCTCAGCATGGCAAAGGCCAAGATAAAGCTGGGCATGCTTCCAATTGAAGACTTGGGAAATTTCAAGATGCCAAAGCCGAACGAAAAATCAGGCATCGGAAAGCTCAAGGAAATCGCCGCCGCCATGAAAGGCTGCATGCGTTCCGTCACCGAAGAGATTTCATCCAAAGGATATACCGGAATTACTTTGATATCGGACAGGGACAAGCTGTCCATCTACTCGACCAATGGGACTGCCATATCGTTCTCGTTTGTCGAGTTGAAATCCGGATTGACCAAACGTGTCATTGTATCTGCCGACTTCTGCAAGCAAATGTTGGCGCTCTACAAGCCGCCGGAAAAGGACGAGGAGGAAATAGCCTCGTTCGAAGTCCATGATGACTATGTATTATTCAAATCAGGCGAAACAGTGCTATGGGGCAAGCTGGTCGAAATCGAGGAACCACCGAACTTCGAATCCATCATGAAGATACATTTCACGGCCGAACATCGCAAAGCATTAATCAAGATACCGACCAATTTGAAAAACGTCTTGGACCGTGCCATCATCGTCGTCAATGACAAGAAAGCGACTGTCAGCGTCAGTGTCAAGGATGGCATTCTCACGATGCGTTCGGAATCGGCACAAGGCGTCGGAACCGATGTCATCCCGAAACTAAACCATCCTGACATGAAAGTCATTGTCAATCCAACCATGGTACGAGTCGGATGTGATGAGTTCGACCACATGCTGATTACCAGCCGTTCGTTCATCATGACTAACAAAGGCAGTGAAAGCGGATACTTAATCAGCACATCGACGGAGAAATCCAAATGAAATGGTGGCAACGTCTGTCACAAAGTCGTCTGCCTGATTTTATCGTTGGGGAAGAACCAAAACCATACCTTCGTCGTTGGTGGGTGATGCCACGAAATGCGTTGTTCAATATCTATCTGCATCAGTTTCTTCGTTCCGACGACGACCGCGCATTGCATGACCACATGTATTTCAATGTTTCATTCATTCTGGAAGGAATGTATATCGAGCATACGATTGCGCAAGGTGGAGTCAACTATCAAAAAAGCTATTACGCTGGAAACTTACGATTTCGCTTGCCTTGGACTGCCCATCGAATTGAAATCGATTCTCCTTGTTGGAGTCTGTTCATAACTGGACCACGCATCCGACAATGGGGATTTCATTGCCCAAAAGGATGGCGGCATTGGAAAGAATTCGTATCTGACCGAAACTATGGAAAGATTAGAAAAGGATGTGAAGACTGATGGGGTTTTTCGGTTTAGGAGAACAGAAAAAGGAAAAGAAACCGATCGGACCTTCGGTCGATTTTTTTCACCGTAACGAATGCAAAGTATGTCCGCTGGACAAGATACGAGGCAATCTCCACCCACATATGAAACCAACCGGAAGTCTGCATCCAAAAGTCTACATATGTGGGGAAGTCCCTGGAGAGACTGAGGACAAGATTGGAAAGCATTTTGTCGGAACTATCGGAAAAATGCTGCGCGAATGCATCCCAGACGGTTGGCTGAAAGACATTCGCTGGAACAACATCGTCCGCACAAGGCCCAGAAACAACGCTACGCCGTCCTGGGAAGCGATAGAATGCTTTCCATCTGGCACCATGGTTCAACCAATAGGACGAATCAAGACGCTATATCGACGGTGGTATAATGGAGCGCTTCTGTTGGCTAAAACCGCTAGTGGGCGCGTTCTTTCCGGAACCCCAAATCACCCGATATTTACTTCCGATGGAAAAACCGCTTTCAAGGACATTAAAGTAGGAGACAATCTTTTTTGCGCATCCAATAGTTATCTCAGGTCTGAATCCGCTAGGAGCCCAAACATAAACAACAAACCAGCCCCTATCGACCAAATATTTAGTTCGTTCTTCGAACCATCGAAGATGAAACGGATGGCTATGTCGCCTCTCGACTTCCACGGCGATGGTATTACCAATAGCAATGTCGATATTATAAATGCCGACAGCCTTTTGATGAACGATATCGAGATGTCTACATTCGAGCAAAAGCTTTCTGACTTTAATTTCACTTTTCATGATGAACTTAATATTCTCTTCACGCATTCTTGCCAATTTGATTGCATGAGAACGAGGCATTTTCCCCCGACTGAATCTATTTCTAACTTCGAAAGCGGAGTGTCTTTTACACCAAACACCAGCACGTTCCGAGGCATTCCTGAGTCTGATATGCTTGAACTTCCCAATGAATTTCCTGATTGTATGCTGACTAACTCCCTCAGTTCTACCAATCTCCTCCATACTTTCTCCAGAGACATATCTTGCGACAATATTAGTCTTAGGCTTCCAAACTTTGCGGGAAATCCGCCCCTGTTTGGCAGGCGTTCTAATTGTAACTCCAGCATCAACCAAACGTCTCCTGATTGTGCTGAAATCGCAGCCTGTCAGCTTAACGATAAAGTCAATACTTTTTCCAGAAGAATAGATTTTGACCAAGTCATATCTATAGAGCAAATCCGATTTTCTGGACATGTTTATAACCTCGAAACCGAAAGCAACAAGTACGTCGCCAACGGCATTATAGTTTCAAATTGTTGTAGACCAAGTATAATCAGAGATATTGAAATGTCAAAGCCAAAAATTGTCATGGGTTTTGGGAATATACCCCTCGACTGGGCTATCAAACGTACTGGTATAACTCTATGGACCGGCCGGAAAATACCAATCCGCGTCGGCAATCACGCATGCTGGTTCTTCCCCAGCATGCATCCATCCTTCATTGCCCACACCCAGGACGAACGCGAGAAGCAGGATTTGCACTTTGCGTTCTCGTTGCATGCCAACCAGGCCTTCGCGCAAATAGATGATTTGCCACCACCAGTCATTCATTCCAATGAAGACGCCAGAAAAGGCGTCGAAATCATCACCGGGAATTCCAGCGATGATTTCAACAAAGTCATTTCATTCATCAGGTCATTGTATGATTGCAAAGTCGTAGGCCTGGACTATGAGACGAAAGGCGTCAGGCCATATGCGAACAATGCTAGAATACTCACATTAGGACTGTCTTCCAAAGACGAAACAAAGTCGTTTCCATTCGACCATCCGCAAAGCGGATTCACCGACAAGCATAAAAAACTCATCAAGCAGGAATATGAGGATTTTCTCTACAAGGCGGAATGCCGAAAGATTTCGCACCACCTACCATTTGAAATGGAATGGACAGCTTATTTTTTCGGCAACAAGAGCCTCCGCGCCCAGCCATGGGGAGATTCGCTTTCTCAGTCCTATGTCATCGACGAACGGCCCAAGACGCATGACCTGGATTTCCTGTGTCTTCAGTACTTCGGAATTCACTTGAAGCAAATCAGCAATCTCGACAAGGAACGATTGGACCAGGAATCGTTGGAAGACGTTCTAACTTACAACGGCATAGATTCCAAGTATCACCGCCTTCTATATCTTGCACAACTCAATGAATTGAGACGGCTTGGATTGCTGGAACTATATCAGCACCAATTAAGACGCATCCCGACGATGGTTCTGACTCAGTTGAAAGGCGTGCCTGTAGACGCGGAAGCCGTCAAGAGATTGGACAGGAAATATTCCGACATTCTCAGAAGCATAGAAAAAGAGCTAGTTGGATTACCTCAGGTCCAAAAATTCAAGCGCAAATACAGCTATGATTTTCGTCCGTCTGCGCCTAAGGACATCATCAAACTTCTGGAAGACGAAAAGATACATGTCCAGAAAGCCGATGAAGAAAACCTGAAACGCCTGAATCATCCGGTCGCTACGCTAGTTCTGGAATGGCGTGGTGTCAACAAGATGCTGTCTACATATGTCACGCCATTGAAAAAGGATAGCGAGACAAGTTGTCTGCATGATGATGGAATGCTGCATCCTATCATAAGCACGACGACAACACGGACTTGGAGAACGTCTTCCAAAGACCCGAACAGTCAAAATTTTTCCAAACATGATGACAAAGAGGAACCAATAGAAGTTAAATATGGAATCAAGAAGAAGGACGTTCGCGCTCAAGTCAAACATAAGTTCAAGAAAATAGTGGCATTCGACTTCGCTGGAATTCAGGCTCGTAATGTCGCTCAGGAATCCAAAGACAAGGCTTTAGTTTCTGCCTTTTGGGATAACTATGATATCCACGCTTCTTGGGCAAAACGGGCGGCGGAATTGCATCGTCCATGGGTCATAGAAGGCATGAAATTGTTCAATTCCGACAAATCCGTATTCACCAAGTATCGTCAGATATCCAAAAATAAGTTTGTGTTTCCATCATTCTTCGGTGCTTATCCAAAGTCTATATCCGGCGGCATGGAAATCCCGGAACGAATAGCACAACGACTACAAGACGAATTCTGGGAGGAATTCCCAGACATCCACAAGTGGCAAAACAAACTAAAGGAAAGCTATTATGAGACCGGGTATGTTACAGGGTTGTCAGGATTCCGCCGTCATGCGCCGATTTCAAGCAACCAAGTGATAAATTCAAGCATACAAGCCGACGAATCGATAATCGTATGTTCAGCAATGGCTGCTTTGTCCGAGATGGAGGACGAACGCTACCAGGCGAATTTGGAAGTACATGATGATTTATCCTTCTTCTGGGATAAGGACGAAATCGACAAGAATGCGGAAGTAGTGGCAAAGGAAATGACCAGATTGAGATTCCCCTGGATGAAGATAGTTCCAGTCGTCATAGAAATGTCGATAGGAGATGACTGGTCGTCATTGAAGGAAGTTGCGAAATTCTCCTCCATTGAAATCTGGAACCATCGGAGAAATCATCTATGAATGATAACTATTGCTTTTGGGAAAGAGGAATAAACAGCCGCATATGCAAACGATGCAATGCACCTTATTCAGTGGTTGATGAAAAACGTCCAAAAGGTTGCGTAGGAACCGCATTGCGAAGTAGCGATGATTCCTGGAAGCCATCGGACTATGACAAGGAAACAATCAATCATCCTCAACATTATGGCGGCGACACGATATATGAGACTATCAAGGTGCTTCGCAACTGGATGACACCGGAACAGTTTGAAGGCTTTCTTGTCGGGAACAGCATCAAGTATCTTTCTCGCTATCGACATAAGGGCAGGATAGACGACCTTCGAAAGTCCAAATGGTATTTGGATTATCTCCTCCAGATGGAACAGGACAAATAGTCATGGGTCGTCGCCCGCATGATATACAAGGAAAACAATTTGGATTCTTAACAGTCATAAGAAAAGCTGGATTAGCATCTAAAAGCGGTGCTATGTTATGGTTATGTAAATGTGAATGTGGAAACTATAAGAAAATAACAGCGTCAGCACTTCAACATGGATTAACTAAATCATGCGGAACACCAAGGCTAGAAGCACATATATACGGAAAAGATTACAAATACTTGAATTACTATAAAAAGCATCTACATAGTGCTAGACGACGAGGCATCCCTTTTAGATTGGATTTTGAACAGTGGATTTCTATTTGGAAAGAATCAGGCCATTTAGATGAACGAGGAAGAAGTGGGTATGTAATGGCTAGATTTGGTGATACAGGTGCCTACGAGATAGGCAATGTGAGAATCATAACTACATCAGACAACACAAAGGAGTACTTCGATGATTACCGCAAAAATAATAGCCGACAGCATAAGTCCAGAAAATATAAGGCTCACGACGTTACAGCTTAAGTATCCGAAATTTATTCATAGTGAGTTCATGACTCATAGAGTATTTAGTAGAAATTCATCTTCATCACGGGCTATTCCAGTTGAAAGACTTATACAAGACATTATAGACAATCCAGTAAATCCATCTTTTTGGGGAGCTAATCAAAAAGGAATGCAAGCAGAAAACGAATTGACTGAAGACAATAAAAAAGCATCTCAATTCACTTGGGACTTAGCTCGCGAAAATGCAATAGCTGCCGCCAAACAACTAATAAAACATGGGGTACATAAGCAAATCGCTAACAGAATCATCGAACCATGGTGTCATATAAATACAGTTCTAAGTTCAACCGAATGGTCAAACTTCTTTGCCTTGCGTTGTCATCCGGCCGCACAGCCGGAAATGCGCGCCCTTGCAGATGCCATCTTCAAGGCGATGGCAGACAGCAATCCTAAACTATTGATGTATAGACAATGGCATTTGCCATATGTCCGTGATGAAGAAAAAATTGATGATATAGTTGCCATAAAACTATCCGTCGCCCGTTGTGCTCGTATTTCATATCTTACTCAGGAAGGAAAGACACCGACAATAGAAGAAGATTTGAAGCTATATGACCGTCTCGTTGGACAAGTTCCACTTCACGCGTCTCCTTGCGAGCACCAAGCCACACCAGACCATCCGACTGTCTACAAAGGAGAATGGATGAAACCTCATTTGCACGGAAATTTCAGGGGGTTCATTCAATTCAGAAAAACTTTGATTGGAGAATGTCAGTGAATAAGACCTTTCATGAGATTTGGAGACCTCAGGAATGGTCAGAAGTCATCGGACAGGAAACCGTCGTCAAATCTGTCCGCAAACTTGTGGAGGACAATCGTTCTCATGCCTATCTGTTTTCAGGCCCGAGCGGCACAGGCAAAACAACCATCGCTAGGATAGCCGCTAATGCTCTTGGTTGTAACTCAATGAACATCATTGAGATTTCAGCGGCGGTGCATACTGGCATTGATGACATGCGGAAAATACTAGATGGACTGCAATACAAAGCATTTGGTAGCTCCAACAAGAAAGCGCTTATCCTCGATGAATGCGCAAGACTTTCAAAACAAGCCTGGGATTGCCTTCTAAAGGATATCGAGGAACCTTCACCACATGTCTACTGGTTTCTCTGTACGACCGAGCCTGACAAAGTTCCGAAAACCATCAAGACACGTTGTTCATCGTTCACTTTGAAGTCGGTAGCCGACGACAACATTTTCGACTTGTTGAAAGATGTCGTCAAGCAAGAGAAACTTAAAACCAGCGAATCCATCCTGGATTTGATTGTCAAGAACTCAGGCGGTTCGCCGCGACAGGCCTTGGTCAATCTCGGTGTTTGCTATCATGTCACCGACCGCAAGGAAGCCATAGAGTTACTGAAATCTGCATCCGAAAATCCAGGTGTAATTGAACTATGCCGCTTTCTCGTTACCGGTGGTTCATGGAAGAAGGCCATGAACATCGTCAAGCGGCTGGAAGGTGAGAATCCGGAGTCAATACGTCTGATAGTTTGCAATTATCTCGCCGCCGTCATCAAGAATGCCGAATCTGACGACAAGGCAGCGCACATGCTTTCCATGCTTCAGGCTTTTAGTTCCCCCTATAATGCGTCGGAGAACTTGGCACCACTGCTTCTTTCTTTAGGTCAAGTCTTACTTGCCGAATAATGTTGGGTATGTATTTGAGACAGGAGATTTCAGATGGCCATCAAGACCAAAAGCACCGAACGCACAGTTATTGCCAAATCATTTCCAGATTTCATTGGCGAATTGGAATCTGGATTGAAGATTGACGAAAACGAATTGAACCAGGCATTGCTGGAACAACCTGAGTTATTCTGGCATGTAGCCAAGGAACTTGCGATTCAGATATCCCGCCGCGACCAGGCCAAGCAGCGATTGTCGGAAGTCGAAGCTGAATTCGACATCGACTTTCGTGAAAAAGCTCGCGCTGAAGACCGCAAGGTGACCGAAGGACAAATCAGTTCCGAGAAGCATCTTGATGGACATGTCATCGCCGCGTCCAAGGAAATGTCTCAAATCAGTGGCATCGTCGGACAGCTTACGGCATTGAAGGACGCTTATATCCAACGCAATTATGCGCTTGGGCATCTGACCGATTTGCAATTGAAGAACTACTACAGCACCGACACCGGTGTCCGCCGGCCGATGAATGACATGCGCGACCAACGCGCATCCGAGGGCAAAGAAGCCGCAAAGCAACTTTATCGGAGGGACAAATGATGAGCAAGGACAATCCGAAAGCGCCTGAAGCATCACAGACTTTGGATGATGCTTTCACGAAAGGGCGTGTCGTCATTCTGCTTGAAAAGCTGGTGGAACAGAACGAACGCATCATCAAGCTTTTGGAACAAGATGAAAATGACTGACCAGATATTTTTCATATTCATAGTCATATGGCCTGTGGTCTATCTGATGACACGCATCATTGCCTATGCCTATTTTTCCGAGAAATTGAACTATCACCGCAAGCTGCTATCCCAACTGGAGGAACGTTGAAAAATGGCAAAGTTGAAGAAGACAACGGATTCGAAACCCAAGTTCAAGTACAAGCCGCCCAAGGCGGAAGCCGTCAAAAGGCGTTCCGAGCAAACGGGCGGACGTTTCGATTCTGTTTTCAAGTCAGGATTCGATACATATAAACCCGCAGTCGGGGATAATTGCATTCGCTTTCTTCCGCCAACTTGGGATGACCCGGAGGATTATTCATTCGAGATTTGGGTTCATAGTTATTGCGGCCCAGACAATAGTACTTATCTTTGCCCACGCAAAATGGACGGTGGCGAATGCGCTATTTGCGAGGCATCACGTGAATCGAAGGAGGCAGGAGAAGATGATGAAGCAAAGAATTTGGCTGTTAAACAACAGTATGTTGCTTGGATTATCGACCGCAAAGGAGACCAGGATACGCCTTTGCTATACCAAATTTCATGGACCATCGACAAGGACTTGGCCGCGCTTCGCTTGAACAAGCATGGAGGCATTCTCGACATTGCCAACCCCGATGTCGGATACGATGTCAGCTTTAAGCGTGTCGGACAAGGACTGAAAACCCGTTATTCGGCGTGGTCCATCGACCGCGAAGAAACTCCCATCATGGACGACGAAGGAGAACAGGATAAAATCCTGGAATTCATCCAAGACAACCCCATTCCCGACGTGCTGAATCAGTTCGACAATGAATATCTCGAAAAAGTCATGTCCGGGACTTCGGCCGAGAAGGACGAAGACGACGATAATGGCGATGAGGAAGACGAAAATCCGGCACGTGGCAAGAAACGTAGTGGACGTGAGGAAGAAGGGGAGGACGAAGAAGTCGAAAGCGAACTCCGGTCCAGCCGCAAGCGTCGCCCAGAACCAGAGGATGAACCGGAAGACGTTGAGGAAGAGGAGGCAGAAGACGGCGATATTGAAGATACAGAGGAAGACGACGACAGAGACCGGAAAGCCAGTCCAGC